GGTTCTGGGTGGTCTGCTGGGGCAACAATGTCCGCCTGAAGGAAATCATCGGCCAGGAGGGCTCAGTCATCACCCTTCACTCGCTCAATCCGTCACCCGAATACTGCGACTTTCCCTTGGACCTCTCGCAGGTGTCACGGCTCTTCAATGTGATAAAGCACAAGCCAAAGGAACGCTCATTTATTTGACCTATGTTTTACCCCACCCGCCACTGATTTCGCAATCAGCTGAGAATCAATCACAAGCGTAGCGGCAAAAAAATCCCTCACCTTCCGCTAAAGGATGGAGGATGCCGCACACAAGGCATCCTCCTTTTGCGTTGAATGCCAATTACTTACAATGTCATACACTATGGGAATCAATCACTTACACCACGCACCCAAAATCCCCGATAGCACGAAAATGATGCAAAACGTGCATCATCATGCATCATTATGCATCACTTTTGTTTTACCTGCGTTTTACCGCTTTTTCAAAAATGTTTTACCACTATGATAACACCTGTAATCACATTCGTCTTCGACCGAAAGCACAAGGCAGGACCGAAGAAGGAAGGCTCTGTCGAACTGCGCATCACCTACAACAGGAGAGCGAGCTACATCTCCACTGGCATCAGGCTGCTTCCACGGCAATGGAAGAACGGAACCGTATGCAACAGGCTCGATGCGCAGGAGATACAGAAGACTCTCGACACCCTCATGGCGAGAGTGAGAGGCATCATCAACGACATGACGGATGAGGGCGACCTCAACACGGCTGAGATTCGCTCAAGGCTGATGAGGCAGCAGGGAGCGAGAATGTCATTCATCGAGTTCTGCGAGCAGCGGAAGGACATCCGCATCTACGGCAAGACTGGCGACACGGCTGAGAGGTATGAGCGGTTCCTCAGGTGGCTGAGGGAGTTCGGGAGGATTGTCTATTTCTCCGATGTGACGGAGGCGAACATCCTTGAGATGGACAAGAGCCTCAAGGCGAAGGGCATGAAGAACTACAGCAAGTGGAACAACTACCACCGATTCCTCAACTCCTTCATCCTCGATGCCATTGACGAGGGCCACATCAAGAGGAACCCGTACAGGTGGCTGCACATCCCGAAGGAGAAGAACTCAGGACTGAAGAAGTTCCTGACAGATGATGAGCTCGACAGGATTGAGCGGGCAGAGATGCCTACGGCCACGTTGGAGGCTGTGAGGGATGTCTTCGTCTTCCAAGTCTACACTTGCCTGTCGTATGTCGATATGTGCGCATTCAGCGAGAAGGATGCCGTGCTGATGGATGACGGAAAGAGGCTGTACAGGGGAAGGAGGGGCAAGACGAAGCAGGAGTTCGTGTTCGTCCTCCTTGACAAGGCTGCCGCCGTCCTGCGCAAATATGACGGCAAGCTGCCGCTGATGAGCAATGCGAAGTACAATGACTATCTGAAGCTCGTCGCCCATGCGGCGAAGGTCGACAAGCCCATCACATCGCACTGGGCGAGGCATACGGGGGCCACGATGCTGCTCAACCACGGGGTGGAGATGGAGGTCATCGCCAAGATCCTCGGCCACTCGTCAACGAGGCAGACGAGGGAGGTCTATGCCAAGCTGGTGGATGAGACGATAGCAAGAGAGATGGGGAAATTGGAAAAGTCGGCACCTTCTCCCGAAGACACCGACGAAACGTAAACCTTATGAAAATCTATTTCTACCTATGAACTATCTATTCCTCAGCCAATGCTCCATTCCCCAAAAACTCAAACGAGCCCTGTACAAGGTTGAAGCGTGTGGCGGTCACCTTGGTGTGCGTGCAGATGGCATTGCCGTAGAGGCGGTCAGTGCTGCTGCCTCTCGCCCCGAAGGACAGCGTATAGGTCTGCCCTGCCTTGAGCACGAAGTCCTTGACATTGGACACAAGGACATTGACGGTGACCTTCCATGTGCCACGCCCTACGATGTATGTCCTGTCAGCCCCGTCCATCGGGGACGAGGTCTCGATGGTAGAGACGCTGCGCTCTATGTTGCAGGACTTGGCGGCAGCTATGGCTGTGCCGTCCAGTGATATGATTAAATTGTTACCCAGCATAATAGACCCACGAAACTACTCCGTGGGTTTATCATTTTCGCTGTGTTCCGCATTGAACTTCCGCATCTCCCTCTGTAGCCGCTCTATCTCGGCATCATTGGGCAGCTCCACATCGTCATCCTTCCGGTCGGATGGGAGCGGGAAGAACTCATACAGGCTCCGCACCTTTGGCGCACCGCCCATGGAGGACTTCACGGTGCAGTAGGCCATGAACCTTGCAGTCTCCCACGCCCTCGCAATTCTCTTTTCATAAGCCTTGCGGATGGCGACGATTTCCCACAACTTCAAGGTGTAGAAGAACTCATGCCTGGAGATGCCCATCTCGCCCACAACTATGCTGTATAAGTCATGGGCGGTCAGTCGTTTTTTGGGTCTTGCTCCTCTTCCTTCTTCTCCTTCTTCTCCTCCTTCATCACGATGGGGATGCGCATCCAGTCGCCCATGCAGTCGAGCACGGCAGTGCGCAGCTCCGCAATCTCAGGAAGGGAAGCCTTGAAGAGGATGTCATCAAGGGAGACCTCGCTCTTGGGATTGTTCGCCAGTATGGCGGCGAGGTAGAGGATGGCCGTGTTCTTCGTCTTGCTCAAGGCATTGACATCGAAGGGCTCACCGCTCACTTCCTCATAGGCAATTTCAGTCGCCATGTTGAAGGAAATGGTGAGCTCCTCGCCCAAAAATGTAATTTTCTTCGTCATTTCAGTTTCAGTTCTCCTGTTCCCTCAAATTGTGCGGTGAATACAGCATTCTGCCTGTTGGCGGCTGTCAGCGAGTAGTCAGTGAGATTGGCGTTGCCCTGCAAGATTTGTGTTGTCTCGTTGCGGTTGCGCACGCCAGTGGTGTAGCTGAGGCGCAGCACTACAGGCGTGCCGCCCATCATGTCCATGATGCCCTCGGCATTTTCGCCAGCATCCTCAGCGGCATACACCACTGTCGCAGCCTTGGAGGAGCATGCCACATACACGGTGCATGCAGCCTCTGCCGTATAGCTGACGCTCTGCCCGGCATTGCCCGTCACAAGAGCAGTCTTGTAGGCATCCAAGATGGCCAGTTTGGCCGATGCTGTCGATGTGGTGACACTGAGCAGGTCACCTGCCTTGAGGCTGATGGGCGACATGTTGTGCCATGAGAAGCCCGTCACATTGATGAGGGGGTCGGTGCATTTCACCTCACCTGCGGCGAACTTGCCGTCGGTGACGAGAGCATCGACACTGACATCCCATGAGAGACCTACAGGATTGACGGTGGCGAAGTCGCCGTCATCATCCTTGGTGGAGGAGTCCTCGGTCTGCATCGCCACATGCAGCGTGCAGGAGGTGGCTGCTGCGACACATCTGCCGCCAAGCAGAACTCTTAGATTTTGTCCTTTAATTGTTGCCATTTCTGAATTTTTAGAAAAAAGCCCCGACAACTCCGTCGGGGCCACATAAAAAACAAACAGATTATGCGAGAGGCCCTGTGCCAGTGAACTGACAGGTCAGGGTTGAGTTCTGCCTGTTGGGTGCAGTCAGAGAGTAGTCGGTCAGATAGGCATCACCCGTGCGCTTGAGCGTGGAGTTGGCAGCCGTTCTGTTGTTCGTGCCATTGGTCTGGTCGAAGGTCAGCGTCACCTTGGTCTTGTTGATGATGAGGCCAAGGAGGTCAACAGGCAGCTCGCCGTTGGTTCCATTGTCCGTCAATGTAACAAGAGAGTCGGTGGAGGCATCCCAAGACAGGCCAGTCACCTCGGAGGCTGCGAAGTCGTTGGTGTCGTCCTTGGTGGACGAGTCCTCAGTCTGGGCAGCGATGTGGAGAGTGCAGGAGGTGGCCATGGCGATGCACTTGCCGCCCACCATCACTCGGAGATTTTGTCCTTTTATTGTTGCCATCGGTTAATCGGTATAGGTGTCACAATCGTAGTTCAAAGTCTGCCAATAGCAGGGCTTCATGGAGTCGTAGCTGATGCTGCCTGCGGTGAACTGGTAGCCTGAGGGAACCTGCTCATCGTCTGCCTCACTGAAGTAGTCACGCACCCGCCGCCTTATGAGCGTTGTGAGGGTGTGCAGCTCATCCAATGTGGCGGCAGCAACAGTCACGCCAATCTGTACCCTGTCGCCATCTCCCTCATAGGGGTTGTCCTTGCTGAGACCATCATTGGTCAGTCCGTTGAAGGTCACCACCGCATAGGGCAGCGGCTCATTGTCAAGGTCCTCCTCAGGCAGCGGAATGGCGGTGCCGTATAGCCGTCCCCGTATCACATCCAGCACACTTTTTTCGCTGCCTCCATCAGGTGACCAAGACAATGCCTTGATGAAGATGGTATCTGTTGATAGACTCATTGCTTTTGCTTAGAAGACCGCTGCGGAGCCGAAGCCCCGACAGCGGGAGTTATGAAGAGAGATTAAGAGTTTACACAATTTTGAAGAGGCCGAATGCCTGCGAGCCAGTCTGGCCGTTGATGTGTGTCGAGAGGTCAGTCATCGACCATGCGGTGTTGAGCACCACCTTGGTCACGTTGTCCTTGGCCACAGCGGCAGAGGTGGCATCGATGGTCAGGCGCACCTCACCATGCTGCTGGAGGGCGAACCATCCCCAGTAGCCGATTTCGATGTACTTGTCTTCTGTGGGAACCAATGCCTGCTGGGCATTCAGCGTGGTGTTGACGAAGTGGCTCACGGTGTAGGGATAACCTGCGCAGAGGCCGTTCTCGATGATAAAACCGCCCTGACCGTCTGCCTTGGGAGTAGCCTTGAGGAGAGCCTCGGTGGCACGGCTCATCGAGAGGCACACAGTGTCCTCATCGAGACCCTTGTCGCTGAAGGCGGCAACAGCATCAAGGATGTTCTTATAGGCATTGGTGGAGAGGGCGAGGTTGACAGCAGTTGCACCGCTGAACGGGCCATGATTGCCCTGCCAAGCGGCCTGCGAGTAGATTTTCTTTGCGAGGTACTTGCGCAGAGCGTTGGTGAACTTGGTCTGCACGAACGACATCAGGTCAAAGGCAGCGTTGTCGATGGCCATGTTGCTGATAGGAACGCAGAGGCCCAAACGCTTGGGTGTCGGGGTGATTTTGTCGAACTCCAGCGTCTGCTCGCTCAGGGTCTCAATCTCGCCCTTCTCCTCCATCTCCACATCGTTGATGCTGACAGGCCACACCTCGTTGCCTACCACGCCAGTCACGATGCTCAGACCTACAGGCAGGCCAAGGCCCTCGTTGAGGGTGGGGATGAGGTCATGGATGTTGAGCTCAATGGCTCCGCTGGCGGTGATGTTGCCGTTGGTGTTGCCACTGGCAGCGTTCAGCAGTATGGTGCGGGTGGACTTGGCCTCACGGGCATCGTGCAGGATGCTGCGGAAGGTGGCGTCAAGGTTGTTGCTTCGCTGTGCTTTCTGCACCTCTGCGTTCTGGGCATCCAGCAGGAGGCCACGCATGGTGTCTTCGCACTGCTTAATCTCACGGCTGAGGTTCTCGACTTCCATCTTCTCCTCAGTGGTCAGTTCTCTGTTGGCGGCTTTCATGTAGATGTCGCCAAGCTTCTCGTTTGCGGAGTTTCTTTTCTCACGCAGTTCGTTGTATTTGCTCATCTCTTATATAAAAAATGGGTTGGTAAAAAATCATAAATCGCTGGCCGAAATGGCTCTCAAGTGGTCAAGGCGACGGAGCATCTCTGCCTCCATCTCCTTCTCTCGGTTCTCCTGCTGCTTCTGTTCTTCGGCAGCAGCATCAGTGTGGTGCATCTCCTCGCCAATCTCACGCACGTTGACGGATGTGGCGGTGTATGCTGGATCCATGCCGATGGTGACGGCATCAAGTGCCTTGAACTTCTTGTGGCGGATGAGCAGGGTGTCGCCCTCCTCAACCTTCTCATAGTCCTGCGGCCAGAACTCAAAGGAGCAGCCGCTGAACACTCCCGTGCGCACCAGCTCCAGGCATCTGTCGCCAAGGTCACACTTCGGTGCGTCGAACTCAAAGTCCACGCCCTCCTCGGTTACATTGAGCCGCAGGGAGGCATTGGCATCTCCCTTGTTGCACCTTGCGATGGTCATGGTGCGGTCATGCAGCATGTTGAGCTTCACATCCTGCGTGGCCAGCCACTCTGCCGTCACTGCTTCGGGGAGGATGACCTCCTTGAATCGCATTCCCCAGTCGTCCAGTACTTCAGACTCGGAGTTGAAGACGATGGCACGCCCGACGATGGTGCGTGAAGGCTCGCTCTGCGCAGTGTCACCAGCTTCTCTAATGCTAAGCTGGCATTCAATGCTTCGTATTTCTTTTCGTTCATTCATAATCTCGATGTTACACTATTCGCTCATTATAGGCTGAGGGGTTAACCGTTCTCAAGGGCGGCGAGTCTTGCCTTGATTGCGGTGATTTCGTCGCTCAGCTTGACGGCCATCTGCATCGCTTTCTCCACACTCTCGCCCGACACGTTGTTGAAGGTGGTCGCCTCGGTGGTCTTCTCCTCCCACGGGCAGGTAGGGTTATATTTCGTTCCGCTAACAACGCCGATGTCGACGAGGATGTCATAGGCTTTCTGGCCGAAATACTCCGAGGATGCGGAATTGAAGTGCCATGCGTCCTTGAGGGCCGCACCGCTCATGTCAACGCAATAGAAGTTGGCATCCTCGGCAGCAAGATTCCAAATTGCCTGGTTGATGTCCGCCCTCCACCGCTCGGTGTTGTTCTCACTGATGCTGCCGCAGATGAATGGAAGGTTGGGCTTGCCCACGATACCTCTGATGTAGGCCACCACATTGCGCAGATTGTTCTGATAGCGGTCTGCCACGGCCTGCGAGGTGTTATCGTCTCCCTCTCCTTGATGCCAAAGCACTGCCTTGATGTCGAAGTTCTCACCATCCCTCTCGATGGCTGCTCTGATACCTCGCTCAAAAAGGCGCAGCAGGGAGTGGCTCTCGCTGTCGAGCTGTTCATAGTCTGCCGTCCAGTGGTAGTCTGTGGCTCCTTCGGGGTCGATGGATGTGCCGCCCATGGAGCGTTTGATAACATAGATTTTGTCGAGTCCTCCATGGTTCTCATCCACAAGCGCATTGTAGACGATGGTGTCGAATGCCCAGTCAATGCCGTTGTCAGTGGTCGGCACGGAAAAGTCCACAAATGTGCCGTTCACGTTGTTCTTGGAATAGCGGATATTGGCATTTGGAGTCACCACATAGGAGGGCAGTTCGGAGTGGGGGTTTCTTCCGTCGATGTTGCTCTGACCTGCTGCGAGGATGCACACCTTCTTTGTGCTCACCACTGAGGGGTCTGCGCCAGTACCCTTGAGGTAGTAAAGAGCGGAGTTATCCTTGCTCGCTGCGCCGGCACCACTGCCGCCAGCAGAACGGACAAGGGCGACACCTTCCTCGGTCAGTGTGTAACCAGCCTCACCGACAGTCACCTTTGGGTTGTCACCAAGCGTGTCGGAGTCTTTCACCGATATGCCGAGCCAATACACATTGTCTGGCAGCGTGTAGGCGTAGTGGCCAGTGGCGTAATCCTTGGTGGTGAATTGATAGAAGTCAATACGGCTTTTCGTGCCGTTGTATGGCATCTTGTCCGCATCAAACATACACATTGCAAGACTTGCCGAGACAGGGTTGATGCACCAATCCGTCATCTCCACAAGTTGCCCAGGCTGAACGGCTATAAGCGGCATTGAGTGATAGGCAAAGCGGGTGGACAGCTCTGCCCCGTTATCGCCATCCGCCCAGAAGCCCGTCAAGGTCAAATCAGCAGGTCTTCCGATGAATCCCGACTGCTTGGTCACAAGGTCGGTGAGGAAATTGTCTTGAACGGCTTCCTGTATCTCCTCCCTTACATCACCTATCTCACCGTTGATGTCATCGACATCTGATTGCAGTTGCTCGATGTCGCTATGCATTTCGGGCAAACCACCGCTGCGCACAAGTGCTTGGAATAGGGTCACCCCGTCTGCCGCATAGGCAGTCCCATACGTTATTGCAATGAGCCTGCAAGTAGATGGTATCTCGCTCTCGTAGGTGCTGTAGGAGTAGCCGGTGCCCTTGATGGTGTAATCGCTCATGTAGCCGTCAGCGGAGATAGTGTCGGTGGTGTACAGAGCCATCACTATCGTGCCCGTAAAAACGGCCGTGGTGAACTTGATTGCTTCATAGCCATCGTTATGCACAGTCAAGGTGCGGTAACTTCCGCTGGCGACGAAGCCGCCGTCATTGCCGATGTAGCCATTCTGCGTCGTGACAAGCGGAAGGACATCAACGTATGACGCTTGGCCACGAAGGACATCATTAAACTCCTCTTTCGTTACATAGTCGGAGAGGTCGATAGTTCCTCCGTCATAAGTGCCTCCCGTGTCGCTCCAAGTGCCAGCGGTGGAGCACTTGTAGATGGCAAAAGGTGTGGTGTCACCCACCAGTGCCCAGTCGCCCACTTCGGGCGTGGGGTGCGCTGCTTGCAGTGATGCGAGTGTGCTGTAGAGACCCACGCTTTTGTCCTTCATGTGCGCCACCTCTTCAATCCTCTCGCTCATGGCGGTGGTGCTGCTCTCCAGCTGGGTGACAGCCTCGTCCACCTGCTGGTTGATAGCCTGCTGCTTGAGTTCCATGTTATCGTCGAACACCTCATCGGCACCTGTAACTATGTTGCCAGTCTCAACCGAATGAAGACGGCCAGGAATGTTGATTTTTGCCATGACTATTTGAGATTAATGGTGTAAACGCCAGCATCGTAGGTGTTTGCTGATTCGTAGTAAATGTAGCTGTTGCCGCCCACTATGACGGCCACAGGAGCCAGCAGCGGAAAGTCGAAGTTGGACATGGTGGCCTCGCTGATGGGCATCGACACAGGCACTACAAAGAAAATCTTGTCCTCGTCTGCCTTGACCTCGACATCGTAGTCTCCCTCCACCTTCTGCGCCACTCTTGTCTGGGTGGCATCGGTGTATTGAAGACCGCTGCCGTAGAGGATGGTGTGGCCCTCAGCCGCTACAGGCTCATAGGTCACATCCGATGACTCGCAGGAGCAGCAACCTTGGAACTTTGGGCAGGTGCTGCTGGTCACGAAGCCGATGACCTGCCGGTCAACTATCTTGCGTGTGCTGCCGTCATTGGCCGTCACATTGAATGTGCAGGTGGCGTTGATTTGCCCCAGCACGGAGAGGCTGTCGAAGGTGAGCATGTAGGCATCACCGTCCACCTCCATGTCGCTCTTGTCTATCACTACCTCCTTGTGGGGGTAGATGCCGCAGGACAGGGTGACGGAGAAGTCATCCTCTGCCATGTCGAAGTCAGCACGGTTGATGCTGACCCTCCACTTGGCTATAGTGCCCTGCTGTATGATTTTATTATCCATCTTAAAACTGATGTAAGTTGTCAAAAAGTTAACTATCGAGGACCACCTGCGCATGGAACTGCACGGTGTTCTCCTTGTAATCTGCGTGGAAGGTTTCGGGCAGGATTTGGTACACCTGCCCCTGCCACTCAATCCTTGAGCGCATGGTCACCTGTGTGGTGTAGTTCATGCGCACCATCACCACCCCGTATGAGTCAAGGGCTCCCGCAGCCATGGCGGTCTTCCCCTTCTGCCAGTCGACACTCGCCCACAGGCAGCAGACAGGCTCCCATGTGATGCCTTGGGAGTCCCGTCCATGCTTTCCCATCTCGGTGACACTCCGCTGGAGCACCTTGATGCGGTCTTTTCTCATTCCTGCTGTGTAACTCATCAGTATGTCAGTCTCATGTAGGGTTTGACAAGGAAATCGAAAGTGTAGGGCACATAGGAGAGGTTGATGGGCGAGATGGGTGAGCGGTACTGATAGGCTGTCTCCACAAGCATGAGAGCTGCCTGCATGAGTGGTGCAGGGAAGGGGTTCTCGTCATCGCCGAACTCCTCCACCACCTCGTCATAGGTGCGGTGCAGGGTGTTGAGCAGCGTCTGCTCTGCGCTGTTGCCGTAGAGCTCCAGCAGGGCATTCTCGCAGTCGTAGTCAATGCGGGAGTGCTGCTTGATGTAGTCAATGGTCAGGAACTTCATGCGTCACCTCCTTCCTGTGCGGGTTGTTCATTTGGATCCTCACCGCTGAGCTTCGGACTGCCAACCACTGCGAGGTTGGTGGACACATAGTGTACGTTGCCATTCTCTATCGTAGGCAGGTCATACATGTTGCGCAGCTCATCTGGCGAGTAGACACCGCACTCAAGCAACATCTTGTAGATTTCCGCCTGTCCTTTTGCGTCGAGTCTTCTGAGTGCCTGCTCGCAGACATGAATTCTGCGTCTGCCGAAATCCTCCCGACGCAGCAGCTTGCTGTTGTACTCGTCCTCATCGGCCCTCACCTTTGGCTGGATGGTGCGCAGCAGGAACTCCTGTGTGGCGTGCTCAGGCATCTTGTATGATGCTCCTTGGTCATCCATCATCATGATGCGGGGCACACCCAGCAGCCGTGCAAGGTCGCTCACTTGGTAGTTGCGCTGCTCAAGCAGCTGGAGCTCTGAGGCTGTCTGCGAGATAATCTTGGCATCGGCCACATTGTCGAGCATCACCACATCCGATGAGGCCCAGTCACTGGAGAACTGGTCACGCATCTTCTTCAGCTGTGTGGCATTTGCACGGCCTCTTGTGCCAAGCTTCGGCTCCTTAGCCTCTTGCAGCAGCACCTTGTGACGGCCACCTTTGGCCACTCCTTGCAGAGCCTGTTCGTCAGCGGTGGCAGCTATCTCAAGACTCTTGAGAGCGAACTTGATTACAGGCATGCCCATGTACATGTCATCCGTCAAGATGGTGTTTTTGAAGTGCAGCACATCGGCTGATGGAACTGACACATTGATGTCCGTACCTCCTGGCCTGTTGTAGGTCAGCGTGTAGCTGTCGGTGACGGGGTTGTAGCCGCCGCTTGTGCAGAGCCACAATGCTACAGGGTCACCGAACTCATTGCGCTCAATGTAGACAAAGGCATTGCCGTAGTAGATTTTGCGGTACACGATTTGCTCCTGCATCTGAGATGCCGTCATGAGGGGGTTGGGCCTCACTTGCAGCAGGTAGTTGAGATTCCTGCCTGTGCCCCATCGGTCCTCGACGAAGTTGCCTCCCTCAGCATTGAGTTTTTGGTATTGCACCACCATCTGGCCCATCGTCTGCATGAGCAGCGTCACGCCCCTGTACCAAGCTGGAACTAACAGGCTCCTGCGGCCATTTGGGGTGACAATGTTCGCTGACCAGTCTGCCGCCATCGGCCCTTGGTTGCTGGCATCGCTGGGGTCAGTGGTCTTGGGGATGCTTCCCGCCTCCCTGCGACTTCCCCAAATTTTAAAGAAATTGTCCATATTTTCTGAAATTTACCTAAAATTCGGCAAAATTGGCTGATAGGTTAACCGATGGGGATAGGCATCAAAAAAACCACGCATCCTTCGCAGGGTGCGTGGCTCGGAACAATAACTGTATGAAAGACGCTTTTAGTAAAAAACACACATAAAAGCTCAGAAGAAGTTCCTAAGTTAACTCCTCACCTTCAGCGGGCGGGTGGTTGGAGGCGAGTGCCTCTGAGACGGCTCTGATGATGGCCTCCTTGTTTGCGGACTGGGCGGCGGCGATGCCGACCTTGGTGGCGATTTCCACCACCTCGCCCATGTGCTTTCGGGTCTTCTCGTCGGCCTTTTCCCGCATGCTCCAGACCTCTACGCAGCAGAGGATGACCCCTGCGAAGCAAGCGGTGATGGGCACGCAGTAGAAGGTGTCCTGGCTGAACTGGTACCAGCCGAAGTGGATGAGCAGGTCGATGAGTGTGCAGATGATGAGGAGACCTTCGTAGAGCATGAACTTGTTGAGGCTTCGGGAAAAGAGGTAGGAGGTTCTTGCCTCGCCTCTCTCCTTTGCCTTGTGCCAGCCGAAGCAGCAGTCCACGGCCATTGCCACGATGACGATGAGCATCACGGCCACCGCTATGGTGAGCAGGAGGGGGATGCCGTTGAGAATTACTTGCAGGTCTATTGTTGCCATATCTATCCAGTTTTAAGGGTTACTACCAGTCGAAAGCATCGCCTCCGATAGGCTCAATGTCGGTGTCCTCATCCATCACTGCTTCGGTGTGAAGGTTACGCTCTCGACCTGCATTGTGTGCTCGCCCGTGTATCGGTCGGTGATGTTGCTGGTCGCAAATATGAGGTTGTATGTGAGGTCGTCGGGGAGTTGGAGCGGTTCGGGAGAACGCCAGTATTCCACATCGTCACAGAGGTAGGCGATGTAGGTCTTCTCCATAATGATAGACCACTTGTGCCAGCCTGCCACCTTTTTATTGCCGTCGAGGAATTGGGACTTGACTGCTCCTCCGCCGATGGGGTCGGTCTTCTCAGTGGTAAAGTACTTGTTGCCGTCCAAGCCTTTGCCCTCTACTCCGTCTTCACGAATCCATGTGAGTTCGGTGGAGGGAATGTACTGACCTCTTTCGGTGTTGGTCACAAAGTAATACTTTCCGTTAGTTCCCTTGAATCGGTTGCCGTTACGGCACACGGGGTAGAGTGTCCATTGATACCACGCATTGTGACTGGCCACCCACCACCAACTTCCGCCCGATAGGGAGGTCTTGGTGGTTAGGTCGATGTAGGGGAGTCGGTCAGCGGAAACGGACTGCTTGTTTTCCTGCCAAAGCCACATGCCTCGGGCGGTGTTGTACTCGCCAGTATCGGCTGGTGTGTATTCGACGACATCGCACTCAATCAGTTGTTTGAGTTTGCCCGTCTCACGGGTCGTAAAGGCTGAGGTGGTGAGCCAGATGCTGTTCTTGAAGTCAAGGGCGAATTGGAGGTTCGCTCTTACATCGACACGACCTAAGCCAAACATCTTGGCACTATAGGCTACGCCCGATGTGTAGGGTTTCTCCGTGCCGTTGTAGGATGCCGTCTGCTTCTTCATGGTGAGCGAGAGGATGCCCTTGGGGTTGGTCACGTTGGCGGGCAGGAGGATGCTCCGCTGGTTCTCGCTTAGGGAGTTCAGCACCGCCCACTGGGTCTTCGGTTCGGTGAGCCTTGTGTGAGTGGTAGTAGGTTGCCACTCTCCGAAGGTGTAGGTGATGCTCTTCGGTTGTGGTTCGGGAGTGGGTTCGGGTTGCGAGGTCTCAATCATCGGAATTGTGACGATGACCTTCCCCTCGGCCTCGATTTCGATGGCCTTTTCAGTTCGGTAAAATCTCAGTTCTTGTCGCATATTGTTTGGGTTTAAATTTCTTCGCCTGCTGTGAAGAATCCTGTTCTTGTAGGCACTTTAAATGTGTTACTTACAAAGTCATAGAAAGATGGCTCATTGTCGCTTTCACGGACACAAGCCACATAGTCAGCAATGAGAACTCCATTGCGCCACCACTTCATGTAATATATTGGGTCTATCCAATTATACCCTACGTTGTTAATGCCGAACAATTTTGCGGTTTCCGTACCAGGGTCTGATATATCACAAGCATCCGAATTAGTTGCAACTTGTGTCCCATTGAGGAGCATTTTGTTATTACCACTTGACAGTTCAATTCTCAATACTTGCGGGGTCTCCACTATTTTGTTCGTTGCCGTCAAAGTGGAATTAGCAGATGTCGCTTTAGTCCATGAGAACTGAATAACATTAGCCGAATCAATTTTTCTGTACATGCAGTAGAACCGCCCTACTTTTGCTCCTGACTGAGCAGGAGACATGTTATTAGCAATCGGTAATCCACCATACCGATGATGCGCAATATAGCCATCATCGTCAATATGTGGGAATACAGCTATTTCTATTGTATCTTGTGATGGGTCAAGCACAATTCCAGTTTCTACTATTGGCATTGGAGTAGCTGATGGCTTGTTCGGATTAGCGACATACTCCACCTGCTTGTACCCACTCGGCATAGTCTTCTTCTCGATGGTCACCCACCCCGTAGGTATTCCGCTTGCACCTCGGGGCCAAGTAGTGTTTGCATCCTTGATGAATGTGCCACTTACGGCAACACCATCCGTCCAGTTAGTAAGACAACCAGTAGCTAATATATCCGTAGCAAGACACTTAATGTTAGATAAGTTAGTGCAGTATTGATACATCTGCTCATAGCAATTTGCTGCAAGGACATCAATATTGATTTCCGCAGCGGTGGTAAGTGACTTGCAATTTCGGAACATATAACGACAATGCGCTTGCCCACCATTGAATGATGTCGCACTGATAACTGGTGGTGTTGTAATTCCACTTCCGTTGAACATTCCATTGTAGCAATATGTCACCATTGCAGGTGCAGGAAGGTCGGGAGGTGTGGTCAACGACTTACAATCTTGGAACATCTCGCAATAGCAGTAAGATTGCAATGTGGTCGCAGGAAGTGCTGGTGCAGTGGTAATGCCACTCCCTTGGAACATGCCTCTATAGCAAGAGCCGCCTAAAGTCGTAGCAGGCAATGCTGGCGGTGTGGTAAGGCTTGTGCATCCATAAAACATGTGATAATAGGCACTGCCACCAACTTTCATTGACGGTAGAGGAGGAGCAGATGTCAGAGATGTGCAACCTTTAAACATGTAGGAGAAATAGTTGGCAGCATTCGCTGTGGATGGAAGCTGCGGCAAAGTCCTCGGCGGTGTAGTCATTGCAGTACAAGCTACAAATAATGAACGAAGGCAATAATTAGTAACATTCTCAGGGAAAACAAGGTCTTGCGCAGACACAAGTTTTGTATTGTCACGGAAGAGTCCTTCGCTATAACTGGCAGTTCCGAACGTGTTGTGGTCTACAAAATCATCCAACCTTGTAAGTGACATTAGATAGCCACTAACATCAAATCTTGCATTGGAACTAAAGTTGGAGTAGTCGGTGCTGCTTATGCTCATTTTAGTTCCACTCCCCCTCCAATACACCTTGTCCCCCTGCGCCACCTGCACATCAATGGTCACTGCCTCTGATGTATTGTCGGTGTGATTCCAATTTCTCCCGTCCTTGCTCCACTCCACATAGGAGAGGTAGGTGGGTGTCACCGCAGCAGGGATGGTCAATGTGAACTGCCCAGCCTCGAGAGCCGTGAAGCATAGGTAGTCGGGGATGGAGGTGGACTTCTGCCACACTAATTCCCCCATTGCCCTCACCTCGGTTATATCATGCCCAAAGGCTGGTATCTCAGTTATCTCTTGTCCTAAGCCTTGTATCATGATGCAGATGAATTAGAGTCCTCATAGATAAAGTATATCTTAGATGCCTGTTGAGTAGGAGTTAGAGCATTGTATGCTGAACGAGAGATGACTTGCATAAGAGAATTGAGGGTGTCAAGAGTAACACTTTGTGCACAGTTTTGCATCACACCATTACTACTCATTATAGGTGCTAATACACCATCTGACCATCTAAACTGCCAAGGTACTCCTGGTGCGTCACTCATAAAGAAAATTGCATCACTACTTCGAGAATATTGACTATTATTAGGATAGTTAGGAAATTGTGAATAATAACTATTTCCAACTTTAAGCATAAAAGTTGTTTCACCAAATTCAAAATAGCACATTGTTCCTGTAGTAGATGTAGTAGTACCACTATCAGTAGGCACATTTGTATAGGTCTCATCATGATATTCATCTATAACAAGTCCTCTTATATTTACATCATCAACAGTAGCTACTTCTTTATCCTTATAATAGAACTTGTCAGTAGGATTAACATATACAGCATTACTTGCAGTAAGAGTAATGTCTCCATCACTACTGTCATTTGCATGTATATTTATACCTTGATCACCTCCATAGTTTAAAGAGATTGAATTACGCCCATCACTAATTCCTACATAGCCAGTTCTAAAATGGTTGTTACTTGCTATATCAACACCATTACCTACACTACTTTTTGCAATATTAGGCTTATTGAGTATAGCAGCAGCACCACTTGCAGCATTCCAATCACTTTGTATTTTAGGCTCAAGAACAAAGAAAGAATTACTATCCCAACAATATATAGCACCACCGCCATCACTGTAGTATAATTTTTTATTTGTAGAATAGTATTCATAATCCTCATAATACGTTTTATAGTTTTCCCAAGAAGAATAGAGCCCAAATGCTTTCCATCTATTATAACCACGTTCATTGTCATTGTCTAAAAGAATAAATTGGTCGGTACTAACATCATAATTTACTGTAGCATTGGCATAAACAGAATCATCAGGATAGTCATCTATTACTTCATAATCACTTAAATCATCCGTACAATCAAATATAGGTAAACTATTTTTAATAGCTTCTAACTTAGCATTCTCGACTTCCTGCTGCGTGGCGTAGCCGCTGAGGGAGGCGGTGGTGATGTAGCCGCTGTCGTTGGTGAGGTCGCTGGTCTTGGTGGGGACGCTGGCCTTGGTGGCGTAGGTGGCGGCGGCATCGGTCTTGGAGAGGTAGGTGGCGGCTGCCGTGGTCGTGGTGAGGAAGGAGGCAGTGGCGGAGGCCCAGTCGGTGATGGAGGTGTGGGGGTGGGTGTGGCTCACTTCAGCCTTACCTGCCATCTGCTGCTCAAGGCTCTCCACATTATCCTCAATGCCGGAGACGCTCTCGCTCAGCACGCCCACCTGCGTAATCACAGCGGTCATCTCGCTCTTCGTGGCATAGTCGCTCAGCGTGCTGCTCGTCACATAGCCTGCGTCATTCGTCAGCTGGCCCACTCTTGTGGGGATGGTGGGCAGTCCTTGCAGGTCGCTATAGGCTCCCGAAGTGGCCACCGCTGCAAGGTCTGGCTTGTGCCAGATGTATCCGCTCTTGGTGGGGTCATCCTCGGCCCAGTCAGCCTGTGCGGAAGTGCCGCCAACAAGATGGATGTCGGTGTCGAAGAGGTAGCCGCCGTCCACGATGCTGTCTTCCGGGATGCACGCCTCTTCGTTGCTGAACACGATGTCGAGTGCTGCCTCGTCCATCAGCCGCCATGCACGGCCATTGTATGTGCCCTTCACCTCAATGCCGTAGGTGGCCACGGGCATGTTGCCCTTCCACACTGCCGTCAGCTCATTGGCATTCACGACGGTGTGGGAGAGCAGCACCTTCTTGGTCTCGCTGACTGCCGACACTTCAATGTTGGTGGAGTCGGTGAGGCTCCAAACTACCGCATCTCCATTTGGGGAGATGGCTTTTATGTTGATTAGAGTTGTGAACTCGTTGCCTTTGACAATTCTCAGTTTGCTCATTTTGTTACAGCTGTTATAGTTACATCATCGGTTACATGCTCAATGCTCACCACTCCGTCATCATTGTAGGTGTCGGCAGTGATGTCCTCATAGCCCATGACCACCTGCACATAGTCGATGTTGCCCGTCATGGTCACTTGCAGGTAGTCATTGTTGCGCACTGTCGCAGGTGCGTTGTGGCTGACATTGCCCTTCACCACAATGGAGTGCTGTGCGGCTATGTCATCAAGGCTGACGCTGCGGTGCATGGTGAGGTAGTAGACATCATCCCACGGGTGAAAGGCCATGGCAATCAATCTCCACCTCCAGCCTGTCAGCCAATAGCTGTACATGGGTTGGTAGTAGTTGCTCGGCAGAGTGGCCCTCAGCGGCACTTGGATGCGGGTCTGTGTAGTCTTCAGATAGTCGTAGTGCGTGGGCAGGGGCTGCACGGTGTCACCCACCATGTTGCTGTTCTCCCTTGCATAGCTGAAGAGCACCGACACCTCTGCTTCCGTGTCACTGCCACTGGCTCCTGCGATGGGATAGTCTTGGTCGTTGACCTTCTTGTACTCCTCATAGAGTTCAGTGATTTCTTCCAACTTGACATCTCCTATGGCCACCAATTCTACAGGCGATGTGCCCACGGAGGCAGCCAAGCAGAACTGCAAGGTGATGGGGCCGTTGGATGGGATGTTGGTGATGTCCCAGGACTGCAACTCATAGGGGTTGGCAGAGGTTCCCCACACTCCGTCGCCTCTGTAGTACTGGCCGTCAACGAGCACCTTGACACCGATGTTGTGATGTGCGTTGCTGTCGTTGATGTCCACCAGCTCGCTCACCCTGTTGCCCACCTTCTTGGTCATGGTGAGACGCAGTCCATGAGCGGTGGGGCGGTTGGCGAACTGCATCTGGAAGAGCACGGTGCTGCTGCCCCATGATGTGTCCACCTTGGTCAGGATGCAGAACTCTTGGTTGTTGACGGGACCCGTCAGCGCAGGTGTTGCGCCATAGTTGGTCACATAGCCGTTGGCAGAGTTGAACATGTTGCCAGCCATTCGCAGCTGGGAGCCTGTGAGGAGGCCGTCCACAGGAGTGAACCAAGCAGCATGGTTGTTGCTGTAATGGCTCTCGCTGTGGTATCTCAGTGCTCCGAAGTCGAAGGAGGCAGAGGTCTTCCACTCGCCTTGGAAGTTGAGGTTGATTTTGCTCACTGGCAGGATGTCGCTGGTCTTGCCGTCATTGTCCGCCACCTGTGAGTAGTTTCCCAGTGCCCACTTCACATTGCCAGCAGGAGCCACCGTCTGCTTGTGCGTCATGGTGGGGAGGTTGGCGAAGGTGTAGGAGCAGTAGTTCCCCTCATGGTCAAACTTGGAGAAAACGGGGCCGCTCACCGACTCATGGACCATCCATCCGAAGCAGTTGCAGAGGCCCTCAAGGAACTCCTCATAGGTGATGGGGTCGTAGGGGATGCTCGCCGTGGCGATGCTCTGCGAGAAGCTGCTGTTGGCAGGGCACACCACAAGTGAGTTTATAGTGCCCTCAAGGCTGGGCGTAACATCGGGCATGATGACACCCGTGCCCTTGGGGTAGAGGTCCACGCACACCTCATGGAGCAGTGTGGCAAGCGACACCTTCGTCGGTGGGTTGATGACATTCAAGGTCTTGCCAGCTGCGAGGCCAAGGGGCGACATGACGGGCAGGTGCAGTTCTCTCGGTGCCGCCACCCAGTCATTCTCAAAGTTCTGTGCCTGCATGTAGCCTACGAACATGAGGCTGCTGCCGTAGAAGAACTCCACATAGTGCTCGGTGTTGGTGAGCGGCATCAAGTCCTTCAATGCGCCGTATGTCTTCTCGATCACGTTGATGTAGCCCGTTCTGTAGCGGATGACACGCAGCAGGTCCTCGTCATCATCCTCCTCATAGTAGAAGGGGTCATCGCAGCCTGTGAGGATGGTCACGCCAGCCTCAGCTGCTATGGGCAGGTCGCTGCCCGTCAACTCGTCATCTGCGCTGCTCGTCCATCCCTCATCGTGGATGTTCAGCAGGCATCCTGTTCCGTTCTGGCTGCGGAAGGGCAGCCTCCATCTAATGTCACTCATATAATCATCCTCTACTGGTTACATATTCCCCACGCCCTCTTCTGCGGCTGTTGGAGTTGAGCATCACTCTGAATTCCTCTGCACTGACCTTGGTCTCAAGGTGCAGGTCACCGATTCCGTTGCCTCCTTCCAGCTGTGCTGCGAGATTGCCCTGCTGCGCCTTGTTGAGAATCAACTCACCAGAAGACACCATCACGGGGGTGTTGTCGCTGAAGTCATGCCCTGCGACAAGGCCAGTGGCTGCATGGACGATGCCGCCAGCCTTGAAGGGAATGATGCTGGCGGCAGTGTTGGCAATCATTACGGTGGTCAATGCTCCCACAGCTGCGGTGTTGGCGAAAAGCGCAGCGGTGTTGGCGGTGGTGGTGGTGTTGGAAAACAGGCTGATGATGGTCTGCACACCCTGCACCACACTGATGACACCCTGCATCACATTGATGGCATCGGTGATGGCAGGAGGCAGCTTGACACCTGTCTGCTGGATGCCGCTGGCGATAGTTGAGAGGCCCGACACCGCCTTGGACACTTGGTCGACGGGGTCTTTCTTGTCCTTCTTCTCCACATTGCCGAGGCTTCCGTCAGTGTTCACCTGCATGAGGTCAAGGCCATGCTCAGCAAGGTAGGCATTGAGCTTGTCGAGCATCGCCTGTAGTTCCTCGGTGGCCACATCCTCGCCGCCGAAAATCTTCTTCCACATGCCAGCAGCATCAATCTCCGACATGTCAATGCCGTTCTTCACGAACTCTGACAGCAGGTTCCCGAAGGCCGTGGCATCGAAGAGCTGCCCGGTCAACTTGTCGTAGAGCTCGGAGCCGATGTTGCTCTCATCCAACTGCTGCTTGAGGCTGGAGGTGAGGGCCTGAAGGTTCTTGTTGCTGAAGATGGAGGTGTCAGGCTCCACCACTCCCATGATGCCGTTGATGCGCTTCTGGAGGCCGTCCATCTCCCCTTGCAATTTCTTCCACCCTCCATTGTCGGTGACATCCTGCTGCTGCTTCTTGAGCTTCTCCATCTGCTCGTTGAGGTCACGCACACTGCCCACAATGGCCTTGTCCTCAACCTTGCCGTTTGACTCGTCAATGAGTTTCTGTATCTCGGCATTCCGCTCTTGCAGGGTCTTGATTTCTCCTCTGATGGCCTCACGCCTCTCAGCGGTGGCAGAGATGTACTCTTGGTTCAGCTTTCCAATCTGCTCGCTGTTGAGCTGCATCTCGGTCTTCTCGATGGTGGTGCCGCCACCTCCTCCACCGCCTGTGTGGCCACCGCCACCACGGCCAGTTCTTCGGGGTGTAGTGCCGCCACCAGTGCCGCCCGACAAGATTCTCGCTGTCTGCTTCCTTGACGCTGCTATCTCATTGGCCGTCTGCTCTGCCTTGAGGCCAAGTTTCTGCACCTCGTTGAGTTCGTCATCGCCTATTCTTCTGAGAGCATAGCCAAGTCTCTCTCTCTCGTTGGCAGGGACCTGCTCCGTGTAATGTGTCATGCCTCCAGGACCTCCCCTATAACGATGTTCAGTCCTTGACAATGGAAGTGCCTTGAGGTCAGTGTAATTCCCGTAGTTGCCCGAAAGGACTTTCATGAGGTCCTGTCCGCTCACACCACGCTTAGTTGCAAGGTTGAGGACAGCGGCCCTATAGGCATCCTGTTCTTTCTTCTGCCTTGCAAGCAGCTCATTGATGTAGTTGGTGCTTGCTTCCTGCACGCCACCTTTGCCGCCCTTCCCTTCCCGATAGTCAGCAATGGAGTTGTTAAGGGCAGTCCTCGCTTTCTCAACATTGATTTGATTGAATGCGTTGTAGGTGTTCAGCTCATCAAGCGCATCATAGGCATCTTTCGCTGCTGCCACTATTTTGTCAATCCTGTCGAGGAAGCCTGAGATGTCGCCAGTATTGAGGGCATCAAGGAAGCTGTTGTAGATGCTCTTTGCTCCTTCACATACCTGTCCCCACTCGTCGAGGGTCTGCTCGTTGGAGAAGAGGGCATCCCTCGCCACATCAAGTGCGACCTTGGCCACTCCCAACTTGCCCGCAAAGCTCACCAACTGCTGGGCGTTGAGACCGAACTTGCCAGCGAGGGAGTCCAGCACACCAGTGGCCTTGGAGCCGCTGCTGGATGTTCCGTTGAGTGACTGGTTGATGCGGTCAAGTTCCTGCCGTCCCTGCTGCACCCTGCCCTTGAGGTCATCGATGCTCTTGGCGAGTGCCTGGCCGAATGGGCTGCGCTTCTCCTGCTCGGTGAGGCGGTTGTACTGCGCACTCAGTTCGACGAAGGTCTTCTGCAACTCATTCACGCTGCCCTTCGCCGTGCGGTTGACGGTCTCCATGCGCCCAATCTGGCGCACATAGTCAACGGTGGCCTTGTCTGCATCGGCCATCGACTTCTGCGTCTTCCTGCATGAGTTCTCAAGTTCAAGCAGCCCGTCAGCCGCCCTCTTGATTTTGCTGTCATACTCCTTGCTTTCTACACGGAGCCTAAGTATCGGTTCTGCCATATATGTCAGTTCATTTTTTCTGCGACCATTCTGTTGAGTTCATCGTCAATCATGCTGTCGAGGTTGGAAAGTGCTATCTCCAAGTTCTTCTGCGCTGATGCGGTGAACCAATCCCTCGGAGAGATGAGCTTCCTGTTGCCATACTTCGTGACACGCTCATCTGTACCTGAATTGAGGAAGTTGAGGATGAATCCCCTATCGGTGGGGCCATAGCTGTCAATTCGCTTGGTGTTCTCCGACACCTTCCTTCTGTTGCCGCCACGCTGATGGGGGTCTGTGTCCAGTTTCCTCGGTTTGATGTAGGAGGTGGGCGCACCTGCCTTGGATGAGCGCAGGATGTTCACGTTACCGCCCAGCACTCTCTTGTATACGGAGTAGCGGATGGAGTGCTTGGCTCCTCTTGGGTCACCGTGTTTGAACGGCACATCGGCCCTCATGCGGTCACGGGCTGCTTTCAACTCTTCCTTGATGAGTTTCCGCAGTATCTTCTCCGCTTCGGCTGATGTGCTGAGCGCAGCCTCCAAGGCTCTGCGCTGCTTCAGGAGCATGGTGCTGTTAATCTCCAACATGATGAATAGTAATTACTATTCATCGCCCGAAAGAAGGTGCAAAGTTAACCACACAAAAAAGGCCCGAACTTCGCAGCGGGGGCCATAGCTGTGATAAAAACATAAAAATATATAAAGACTTAACTAAACTTTAAACCTTATGAAGCCGTATGCGACGATGCCGAGAATGAACGCCAGCATCATGTAGCCTAATGCTTGGATGGTGCGCTGCCATTTGGACAGCTTCTTCTCCACGGTTTTCTCCACAGGGTAGGGGACGGGGATGGTGTCCGTCTTGATCAAGGTGTCCGTCTTGGATATGTACTGAACATGGGAGCCATTCTGCTGTGCCACCTTGAGCACCAGCCACGCCCTCTCCATGCCGTCGAGCCTCACACCCCACTCTGCCATGGCGGCTGAGTCAACCTGCCGAACGATGGTGTTGGTGTTGATGATTACGCTGTCACGGATGTGCATGGTGTCGGTCCTCACCTTGTACTCGGTGCGCACATCATGCACCACTACAGGCTCCTGTGTCTTGCAGCCGATGAGCAGGAGCAGCAGCAGAACTATGGGCAGTGCTCTCATCAGATGTCCTTGTATGCCTTGTATGCGTCGAAGCATGGGCATGCCTTGTTGGCAAAATCCCTGTGCCCGTAGATGCGGGCATTGGGGTATTGCACCTTCAGCTTCGTGAGCAGCACCTCAAGTGATGCCATCTGGGCGAGTGTGCGGGTGTCCTTCGGGGTCTTGTTGTCACGGCCAAGTCCACCGACATAGCACACGCCGATGGAGCCAGTGTTGTGGCCAGTGCAGTGAGCTCCCGCCATGGTGACGGGTCTGCCCTCATGGACGCTGCCATCCCTGTAGATGACATAATGGTAGCCGATGTCGGAAAAACCCCGCTGTAGATGCCACTTGCGGATGTCATCGACGGTGTAGTCACGGCCAGCAGGTGTGGCTGTGCAGTGGACGATGATTTCCCTGATGTCCCGCTTTGCAGGTTTCAAGGTGCGCACGATGAGGTGCTGCCATGTGGCCACCCCTACAATCCCGTCAACCTTGATGCCATGCTGCTCTTGGAAGTCCTTCACGGCCTCCTCGGTCAATGCTCCGTAGATGCCGTCGGGGATGAGATTCAACAGCCGCTGAATCACTCGGACCTTTGTCCCCTTGTCGCCTTTTTTTGCCACTATCATAACTATCGGCCAAAAGTGCTCCATAGGTTAACAAAAAAAGTGGAGGGCTGATGCTCTCCACTTGGCGAAATCTAAAATAAAGGGTCACTCACGGCCGCCGCAGTAAGAGGGTAATCTGTTTTTTGTTTAACATTCAATTACCGTTGCAAATATACGGAAAAAACCTGAATACACCTACACAAAATCAATCTTTTTTCCAAGGGCCTCGGCAATGGCGGCTAATGTGTCGAGCCCTACGCTGTACCTCCCCTTCTCTATTCGGGTGATGTGGTTGCCTCTGATGCCGCACATCTCGCCCAGCTGCTCTTGCGTCAAGCCTTGTTCCTTGCGGAGGGCAGCAATGCGCTGCCCTATTCTGATGCGCTCGTCCATGGTCACCTCTGCATTATTTCTGCCTCACGGATGAGCTGCAAGCACGTTGAGTTATAGACTCGCTGCGAACTCCCGAAGTCCGCCTTAATGTGATTTTTCACTTCCTTGCAGCTCCAGCCCTTGCAGCGGAGTCCGCCATTCTCGTTGTAGTAACGGATAAGTTCTTTCTGGGTCTTCATAATTGTATTCTTTTGATAGTTATTAATTAATTACTCTTCATGCTTCCAATATGGTTACATCTGACTCGCTGACGGGGATGGTCTGCCCTGCTTTCCACTCTTGGGTTTCCCGTGTTCTGCGAGATGTAGCCCACTCGCACTTCATGTCAGGGAAGAGGCTGAAGCGGACATCCACAAGTTCGGGGTGCTCAATGGCCTTGATGTCGAAAGGCAGCACTTTAGCTACCTGCTCTGATGTCAGCTGCTCTGAGTTGTAAGCCACAATATTGCCGCTGTGGCTGGTGACGGGATGAAGGTGCAGCACCATGTCATGCACCTTGACGGTCATGCCGTTGGGGTTCTCTGCCATCACCTTCTCTGCGATGGCCATGCGCTCGTTGTAGGATGAACCAACTTCCATTCTGTTGCCTCTTTTAAGGCTTGTAATCTGAGTCTTCATAATTGTATGTGTTTTAATTGTTAGTGTTATTGTTCTTAATTTGATATTGCAAAGATAAGGCTTTTTATCAATACTACCAAATATTTAAGGTTAATATTCCTTAAATATTTGGTAGTATATGAATTTCTTTCTTTTTTCTGCCGTTTTTCGAAAGAAAGAGACCTATTTCACGATTTTTCCTTCAATGTTTTCCTCAAGGATGAAGCAGGTGCAGAGGCATTGCACGTTGTCCACTTTGCAGCCATCGCTGCCTGGATTACGCTTCAGAGGCTTGTGGTTTCCCATGCGTGTGTCCTCCTCCAGCACGCAGTTGCCGAATTCCCACGGCCACATGGGCGAGGGTGAGAAGTGGATGCGTGACGGGTCAGCCTTGACGCAGTAGTCCACCTTCATCACAGCAGGGTTATAGCTGGCGAAGGTCTGACTGACAGGCATCACCATGGAGTCAACATCACCGATGCCCAGCCCTGTCATCAGCCACGCCTTGAGCTGGTTGATGGGCTCCTTCGACTGGTAGCTGTCGTAACCGAATGCAATGAAGTTGACACCCTTGCCGTCGAGCTCCATGATGCGGTTGATGGGCAGGGAAGGTTCAAGCACCTTGCCCTTCGACACATGGAGCCATCCCTGCTCCACCCACATCTGGAGGAGGCTCCCGATGGATGACTTCTGTAGGGCATCCTCGCTCACCCATGCATCCATATCGGCGAAATATTCGTCGCTCTCCTCATTGTAGCAAAGGTAGGTGATGGCGTGCAGGTCATCGCCCTTGCTGAAGTCCATGCCCACATAGACACTCCACCCGTCATCATAGATGCAGTCATCAACTCTGAGGGAGGTCTGAAGCGGTGTTATCTCCGAAGGTTTTATCCATTCCGTTATGGCATTCTGCTGGTAGACATTGACGAGCTTCGTGAGGAACTCCTTCCGCTCGTTGCTGTCGAGCATGGCCTTCTCGCTCTGCTGCTTGTAGAAGTCAGGCTGCACGCTCACCCCAATCATGGGATTGGCCTTGATCCACACCTTCTGCGAGGTCAGCAAGAGCTGCTCATCCCTCTGCTCCCACTCGTCTGGCATCAAGAGGAAAGGCAGTTGGAAGTCTGCCACATGGGTGTCGCCCTCCTTCATCTCAAGTTCTGCAAGCAGCGTCTTCTTGATGCCCTCCAACTTGAGGGCAAATGGGCCATTGGTGGCATAGCCTGCCGTGGTGGTGGTCACCGTCCTCGGCTCCCTTCGGGGGCCCATACCTGACTGAATGACATTCACAAGGTCGAGCATGTCGCAGTGGTCTTTTACAAACTCGGCAGAGCCATACTCGTCAAACAGGCCCATTTGCGGAAATAGTCCATCCTTCTTTTTCCCTCCTGCGCTCATGGCTCCCACCTTGGCCTGACGGGGCTGTCCCATCCTCCAGTTGCACTCGGTGGCGGTGATGCGGATGCGCTTGCCGTTTGGATCCAGCTGAAACAGCAGTGACTTTATCATCTGATAAAGGATTTTGCTCTGCTCTTGGCTGTTGGCGGCGCAGTAGATTTCTGCATTGGAATCACCGAAGAAGAAGCACTCCGCACCGAAGAAGGAAGACATCAGCGTCT